CGAGTACGTGGCAATCACGTCGAACACGTAGCCCTTCGAGCCGAGCACGGGGTCGATCTGGAACGCGCGGAGCCGCAGCGTCGTGATGATCGAGGACGTCGAGAACACCGTGCCGGGGATCGGGTCGCCCGGCTCGCCGCACGTGGCGTCTCGAAGAGCCTTTGCATCGGATGCAATTGTCAGTTCATACGCCTTGGCGTCAGAAACGACGCGCCACTGGATCACGAAGCCCTGCGACGTGCTCGGGCCGCCGTCGGTCCACTGGGTACGGACAATGGTCGTGGTGAGTGCCATGTGGTTACCGAGAAGATAGCTTTGAAAGCTGATCTAGCATCGTCTGCGCGTTAATGAAGATGTCGTATTTGGGTGCGGCTCCGATGCCGAGCGAGCGAGCTTCCTCCACCCCGATCGATCGCGAAATGGTTTCCGAAGTAGGAAAGCCTCCGGAAAGCAAAGTACCGAGAGCGGATCCGAATGCGCCTGGTCCATATTCAAAAAGGTTCTGAATGTTGCTGCGCCCGGTGCCGTAAAGCGCCCGCGATTGAGTGAAGGCACGGCCGAAGCCGATCGGTGCCGCGCCCATCTGCCTCGAGTACGCGGCGAGCGCCATGCCGCCCTCGCGCGTGAACCCAAGGCGGCGGAAGTCTGCCTCGCTGATCGCGCCGCCGCGCACGGCGTCCGAAGCCGCCTGGGCGTCCGCGCGCAAACGCGCGTAGCTGTCGGCGAGTGCGTTCATGGCGATCGCCGCTGCGGCCACGCCGCCGAAGGCGAGGCCCGCGCCGCCCATCGCACCGGCGGCCATGCCCACTTGGCCGAGACCGGCGACGGCGCCCAGGCCTTGCAGCGCCCTTCCGCCCACGCCAAGCTTGGCAAGGCTCTCGGCGAGCTGGTTCGCCTGGCCGCGCATCCCGCCGAGCGACGTCGTCGTCGAGGCCGCCTGCGTCTGGACGCGCTTCAGCGTGCGCGTGGCCCGCTCGCCTGCCTTCTCTAGGCCGGTCGAGTTGCCCGTGATCGCGATGTTTACGTTTGAGACCTTAGCCACGCTTGGCCTCCATGTGCTTGGCGACTTGCTTCGCGATCGCCTCCTCCATGATCGGGATCAGGCGCATGGCCGTCATTTGGTAGGCCTTGCGAAGGAAGAACGCACCCTCCACGCGGCCGATGGACATAGTCATCTTCCGCTCGCCGCGCGACTTCAAGAGAAGCGCCTCGTTCGGCGTCGCCTTTCGCTTCAAGTCGTGGCCGAACTCGAGCCACTTCAGATACCAATGCGGCGTGTCGTAGCCACCGCGGTTGCGGATGCCGAGTCCGCCCCACACGACGCGGCCCTTGGAGTAGCCGCGCACGGTGTAGGCCATGTGATCCTTGATGTGCGGGTTGGGCCGCGTGATGCCCCGCACCTTCTCAGTGGCTGCCGGGCGGCCATACGGGGCCATGGCCTTCGCGACCATGCGGGTCTTCTTGAACCACTCGCGGAAACCAGACTTCATCGCCCTGGTGCCCATCGGCGCCGCGAGACCCCTGAACTTGCGGTTCAGCTCCTCGATCGTCGCTCCGTCGATCTCGACGGCTACCTTGAAGGCGTTTCCAGACATCAATCGCCATGCCTTTCGGGCCGTGAAGGGCGTTCATCACGGCGATCGGGGTCGACAGGTCCATGTTGAGGCCGACGGCGCGCAGGACCTCGCGCGCCGGCAAAGCTAGTCCATCCCTTCGGAGTAGAGCTTGTCGATCTCCTCCGCGAGTTGCCTCGATGCGACGGCCTCGAGGCGGAGGCACTGTTCGAGCGATTCGAAGGCCGGCGCGTCGCCGTCCATCACGTGGTTGTGAATGAGCCAGGCGACCAGGTTCTCGCCGCGCTCGCGCGCATCGAGGAGCGCCGCCATGTCGGCGACGTTCGGACGGCGCAGCGTGATCCGCTCGCCGCGGAACTCGATCACCTTCGGCCTTGCGAGAAGTGCGGCGATCATGCGACGGTGATCGCGGCGTTGCAGAGGCGGACGGTGAAAGCGACGTTTACCACGCTGTTGGGCGCGATCGTCACGCGCGACTGCTCGACAAGAGCGTTCTCGCACAAGATCGAGGTGTTGGTGTCGAGCACGACCTTGAAGTTGTTGAGCGTCAGCCCTGGAGTAATCGGGGTGAGGGTGTGATCGCTCTCGAGGTAGAAGAGCTCGACGTCGACGGTTCCCTCGAGCATCCCAGACTCGAACTTCTTGAACGTGGCGTTTACCGCGGTCGTTTCGATGGATGCTTGCGAAAGGTTCGCGGTCACGTTGCCGACGTTGGAAATCGTCGTTGGGCCTGCGCCCCACTGGACCAGTGAGTTTCCTGCGGTCTTGATGGGCATGGATTAGATCCTGTGCATGATGATGAGAGTTGCAGTGCAGATCGCGGGCGCGGCTTCGTCGCCTTCGCCAAGGATGGGTTCCTCGATCACGCGGTACGTGGGTTCGTAGCAGACGCTCTTTCCCGCGGCGAAGTCGACGTGCGCGTTGATCTTGACGATCGCATCCTCGGCGAGATTCTGCGCGTCGAACTGTGTCTCGGCGACGGCCTTCAAGCTCACGCTCCACTGGTCGACGTCGTTGTTCGCCGGGCCCTTCAGCGCCGCCGCCGCGCCGTCGGTGACCTCGAACACGATCGCGGGGAGCGTGGTCGACTGCATCCGCGAGCCGTTGTAGACGCGCGTCGACGCGGTCGTCGCCGTGCCGATCCATGTCTTCACGCGGGCTTCGATCGGGTTCGCGCTCACTGGACCTCCGCGCACTGAATGACGGCGACGCGGTCGGCCTCATCGAGGTTCACGATCGACACGATGCGGAGTGTCTTGCCGCGCACGCTCAGGCGGTCTACCTCGGTGAGGCCGACGCGCGCGATGTTCGGCCAGCGCGTGCGGATCTCCCAGTTGCTCACGACTGCGACGCCGTCGGCGTACACGCTCTCCTGGGAACCCTGCTCGCGCATATCGCATCGGATCGTGCCGTTGCCCGTGTAGGTGTTCGTCCGGCGGCCGAGATTGTCGGTCGTCGTCGACGCCTTGAGCACGGTCGCGGTCTGGTGGAGGCGGCCGCCCGAGATCATCGCAGCGGGCTCCTTGCCTGGTAGGTGTCGAGGATGAACTCCACCGACATCGGCACGACGTTGAGGCCGATGGGTTGGAACGCCTCGGGATTGTTGTACCAGGCGCCGACGAGCGCGATCACGCAGTGCGTGAGCGGGTCTGGAAGCATGTCGTGACCGCACGAATAGGCGCACGACACCATCGTGCCTTCCTTGATCGCGGGCCAGTCGAGGAACCGCAGCACGGGCATCGGACCGTCCGAAAGGTCGATCCAGTAGCTGGCCGCCGGCATCGTCACGGCGGTGCCGTTCGGATCGGTGTACGACACGGACGAGACGGCGCCAAACGGGAATCCCGGGATCACCGTGTCGGAGAACGTCGACAGGTACAGTGTGTCCGTGCGCTGGGTAAGCGCGCGTCCGGTGCGGCGTTCGACCATCGCGAACGCCGCCTCGCGGAGGCGGATGAGGTCGGCATCGTCATCGTCGTAGTCGATGCGGAGCGCCGACTTGATGGTGGAGAGAGGTACCGACATGGAAAAGACCGAGCTCCCCTTTCGGGGAGCCGGTCCGCGTGGGAAAGACCAATCAGACGCGGATGGCGGCGAACGCCTCGGCGAGGGTCACGCGCGAGTCGGTGCGCGCAAAGACGTACATCGTGGTTGCCGCGCTGGCCGCGGCCGAGTACGGGTCGACCATCATGGTCATGCCGGTGCGGTCGAAGATCTCGAAGTACTGGAAGTCACCCACCACCGCGTAGGTGGTGTTTTCCGTCGCCGAACCCGAGCCGTCGTTCACCCACTCGGAGAGCGAGTACGGCACGCCGTAGAGGGTCGCGGGGACGCCGCCGTTCAGCGTGTTGCCGAGCGTGCCGGGCGTCCAGATGAAGTCGGCCTGACCGCTCGTCGCGTTCTTCAGTTTGCGCGCCGCCTCGAGGAACTTGTCGTGGAAGAGCCAGCGGAACTTCGGGCTGTTGCGGTACTGCGGCGCAACCGAGTGCACGGTCGTGATGATGTTGTCGGCGGTGATCGCCGTGATCAGCTGCGGCTGCGTGCCGAGGTTCACGCCGGTGGTGATGCCGTTCGTGCGCGCGATTCCCTGGGGACCAGAGGTGCCGGCGCCCGTCGCGAAGTCGTTCTCCATCTTGCGCTGGATGCCGAGCGAAAGGCGGGTCGCGACGTAGTCCATGATCGAGCCGACGCCGCTCTGGCCGATGCCGTCCTCGATCAGCTCCTGGGTGAGCTGCGTGCCGGCGCCGTACTTGTACGGAACGACCGAGATGGTCGAGAAGCTCGGATCAGAGAGCGTGACCGCAGCGCCTTCGCCGACCAGGTAGCCGGTGGGGATC